GTAGTGTTATCTACTACTCTAATTCGTACTCACTTGAGGACAGACTACAGTCTGAGGACAGGGCGATGCGTATTGGTCAGAAGAAGAATGTTGTATACCGAGACCTAGTGGCGCGTGGTACGGTAGACGAGTCTATTATTAAGGCACTGCGTAGTAAGCAGAACATTGCCGATACAATAATTAAAGACATAGCGAGTTTTATTTCATAGAAACTTACACTAAGTGTTTAATTAGGGTATACTACAAGACAGAAGTTTAGAATTTTATAACTAAAGAAAGGGAAACATGGAACAAGAAGAAGGCGTAGTGTACGTTTGTCAACAGCCGTTTAGATTTGTTGACTTGAGTGATGCACTGAGATACGGCAGGCTACAGTATTTGCTACCACCAGGGGATATCACCGCGGGAGTTGCTCCTGTTGTGAGACAGTTGAAGAACGACTTACGGGATTTTTCAGATAAGGATTATATCCTTGCTATGGGAGCGCCAGCCGCGATTGCCATGGTCGGTGCAATCGCATCTAAAGCGAATCACGGTAAGATTAAAGTACTAACGTGGGACAAGAAAGAGAATCGCTACTACGCGATAGATATTTCAATTTAAGAAGGAGCATAATATGCAAAAAAGTAATTTAGAGAGTATGTTTGAAGCAGACATACCAACACAAGAGGATGTACAGAGCGTACATATTGATAAGATATCTGACATAGCTAATGCACAGGTCGCTAAGAAAGCTGAGCTGGTTCAGTTAGAGGATGATGTCAAGCGAACCAAGAAGGAATATATTCAGATATCCCAAGTAGACCTACCCGAGGCAATGCAGTCGGTAGGTATGGCGTCATTCACATTAGAGAATGGCTCCTCCATCAGCGTCAAAGACCAGATGAGAGCATCTCTACCTAAGAAGAACCGTGCGGAAGTAGCCAACTGGCTGAAAGAGCATGGCGCGGGTAGCTTGATAAAAGACACAGTGGTGATTGAGTTTCAGAAAGGTGAGAACTCAAGAGCAGAAGAATTAATCGACTTACTAGTCGATAACGGTTTTAGTAACTTCCATGAAGATATCAGTATCAACACGGGGTCACTAAAAGCGTTAGCTAAAGAAAAGCTAGCGCAGGGGGAAGATATACCTCTAGAACTAATGGGCATCTTTTTGTACCAAGAGTCAATTATCAAATAAAACTAAAAATAACAACATAGGAGTAAGAAATGTCAACAACAAAAATGACAAAGAAAGAACAAGAAGATAGTCAATTAGCAATCATGGGCTCATTTGAGCAAGATGCAGGCATGGGTACAGAGAACATTGAGGCGGCAGACCAAGCGATGCCGTTCCTACGTCCTCTACAAAAGATGTCACCACAGGTGGACGAAGATAACCCAGGTTATGTACAAGGCGCTAAAGCAGGTATGTTTTACAACACTGCTACAGAGAAGCTGTACGAAGAACTTACGTTTCTACCTGTCTACTACGAGCGCTGTTACATTGAGTGGCAGTCACGTGAGCAAGGCGGTGGTTTCTTAGGTAAGCTAACACCTACTGAGGCGAAAGCACTAGGTATCACACGTGGGGAAGACGGTAAGGATTACTTCGCTAACGGTAACCAAGCCGCGGACACAAGAGAGTTGACTGTAATCGTTATTAACGATGACGGTACCTACGACCCTGCTGTTATCTCAATGGCGTCTAGTCAAGTTAAAGCATCACGTAAGTTGATGACTCAATTGAACGCAGTACGGGTGCAGGGTGCTAACGGCATGTTTGCTCCTCCGATGTTCGCTAACCAAGTTAAGCTGAACTCTACCTCAGAGTCTAATGACCACGGTACTTGGAAAGGTATTGCATTTACTTTAGATGGTTTTGTTACTGACCAGAATGCCTACGTTACCGCTAAAGGTTTGTACGATGCTGTTAAAGGTGGCTCTAAGAGCGCTAACTATAACGAGGGTGATGACGTAGTTGTTGCAGAAGTTTCTGATACTGGCGACAGTATCCCGTTCTAATTTAGGATATTAATATGACAGGCACAGATGCGGATAAACTACTAAGAGATATGGACTTAACTTTAAAGTCGAGGGCAGGTAGCAAGTACGACGCGTCTAACTTACGTAGAGCTTATATGTACGGAGTTTTACGTGAGGCTTGTTATATACACCTCACTACAGGCGAAGAATTAAATACAATTTTAAGGAGACTATAATGTCAGATTACGACAACAACTTAACAGGTGTCTTGTTTAAGAACAGGGAACTCAAATCAGAGCGTTCCCCGCTATACTCGGGCTCGTGTGAGATTGACGGTACAGAGTACTGGATATCATCATGGGTAAAGAAGAGTAAAAAAGGAGCGCCTTTTATGTCTCTATCGTTCACTGCTAAAGAACAGCAAAGCACCAAGACAATCCAAGACTATCGTAGTGCTACAGGCTCTACTATTGGCACGGACGACACAGAAGGCGAAGTTCCGTTTTAAAGTAGTAATAGGGTGGCCACGCATAGTGAAAAGGAGATTACAAATAACTACACGTTAGCCCTAAACTAAAACCCAGACAGTATTCCTGTCTTAGGAGGAGGCATCGCGTTACCGCGCTTGTTTCCTTTTTTTACAGCCCTAACTCGGGCTTTTTCTTTTTGTTTCTTTGTCATGACTGGCGCTTGTTGCTCGATAACTGACATAACACCCGTATCTTGTGCCATAGGCATCGCCATCTCTGGCTCTTGTAAAGGAGGTACGACAGGTGTCGCTTGTAGCGTAGGCTGTACACCGCTCATCTGCTGCATCATGCCTTGCATCTGGTCTTGTGTTACATAGCCGCCTTCAGCATATCCCTGAATCATGTCGTCGACGTGGTCCGGTCGTTTTAAAGTAGGTAGCTGGTAGTCATGGACTACGCCGCCGTTCTTAAAAGATACCTTTGCACCGCTTGTGAACTCATCTAGATTAAATTTAGAAGCAGGGTCTTGGAGCTGGTCCTCCACTGCATCCGGCTCCCCAGCGCGCGTTTCAGACTTTCCAAATACTTGGAAGAACATACGCTTGAATAAAGAACGGTCTCCTTTAGAGATTTGAGCCGCAGCCAGTGCAGGGGACAGTATCCTCTCCATCTGCTTTCTATTAGTGCCTCGGGCACGTATTCTCTTACCAGCTGTTAGCATACGACCTGGAGTTGTGAACATACCTACGTAAGCACGACCCATATCCATCATAGCCTTAGCGAAAGCGTCGCCCTCACCTGCGTTGGTGAATCCCTTGTAACCAGACTCCATTACCTCAGACAGCCTCAGTACATCTTGTAACGACTGTAATGTATCAGCACCTAACCACATGTCCAGCTTAGCTGTATTGTCTTTCAAATACTTGCGAACTGCGTCTTGGTCGATAAAGTTACCTACTTTAAGTCGTTCACCAGCGTCTGCCCGTTTGATGATAGTCTGATTCATGTCATTCATAATCATAGACTGATAATCAGCCACTACATCTTCTGCGCCAGGCTTGATAGTACCGTCTGCCCTATGTAGCGTATTGTGTAGCTTTTGTGAATCGCCTACTTTACCTGCGCCCCATGTCTTATGGAACAGCATTTCTGTATCTTTCAGAGTACCTTTTAAAGGGCCTGTCTTCTTACTACCCCAAGGTAGGGTGTTGAAATCTTCCAGTAGTTCTTTCCAGACACCCTGCTCATTTACAGTAATCTGAGCCATGTGCTCAACACTCTTGAGTTTTTCTCTGTCCGCAGTAGTCAACCACTCCTTAACAATGGAGTCGTTTTCATTAAGCCACTCCGCGTGCTCGCCTTGTTTGGTAGAGTAGTAATTAGGACTCATTTCTAGTATATCTGAGCCTTTGCCAGCCTTAGAAATACCTAATACTTTCTTGCGATACTCATTAAAGATACCTCTACGGATTGTCTGATATAAAGCGTCGCCACTGTATAGACCAGCGTCAGGTAGGTGCGTCTTCATAATATCTTTCAGGTAGTCTCTATCGCCAGGACCTGCATTTTTAACTAACCCCCATACATCTGCCTCTTTAGTAGAGCCACCCATGATATTAAGGACAATATCTGAATCAAACGTACGTCTGCCTTGAGAGTAAGCATGCTCTACATGCAGTAGTCTATCTAAAGCGTCATCATTACCTCGGACAATATTCTCAAGCCCATCTGCCCGGATATTTTCCAGCTCGCCGATGAACTCTTTGAGCATATCTCTATCAAAAGAGGCCGAAGGGTCATTAGCGTTGAATGCCTGACGTCTGCGTTGGCGTAGTTTCTTAAGGGTCTTATCAATACCGGCGTAGTCCAGCTTCTTAATCTGACGCACCATGACCTCATTACCGTCTTTACCTACGGTTTTAACCATCTCGAATAAGTCGTTCTTCATATCACCGATGAACTTCTTATTTACGTCAAACTCACCTACTGCCTCACCTACCTGCTTATTCCATCGTGCGAAAGGCCCCATTGTAAAAGAAGTCAAGTCGAATACTTTGTTATTACTTCCGTTGGGAATCATTTGAAGAATAGACTTGTACTCTGCATCAATATCGTCGTCGAATCTCTTCTTAGCGTAATTGATAGTACTCTTTATCTGAGAGCCAGCCTTGTCGGGCGACCTTGCATACCCGACAATGGTATCAATACGTCTTTGCAACTCTTCAGTACTCGATTTAAAGCGCTTACCTGTTGCTTTTAAGTACTCATCGTGATTAGCCATTACGTAATCTTGGATATTCTTACCCTTGTCCCGCATCTGTAGCTCTGTTAACGCCTCAGACACTTCGTGAGGTAATCCTGCGTTATTAAGCATTAGTTTATACTGGTCGTATATATAACCACCCTGCGCAAACAACTTCTCTCTTAACTCTGTACTGATATTAGAGTTACCTAGAAATTCAGTCTCCTGCTCTTGGAGCTGTCGAGATACTGCCTGCAGCTTCTGGGCCGCGGCCTTCTCACCTCTACCTGAGGCTACTTCTAGCTTGTGCTCAGCTAGCCGCGCTAGCATCTGACCTGTAGTTAGATGCTCAAACTCCTCCTCTGTGAACAGCTCGTTTTTCTTTTTAACGCCCTCTACAATCGCATCGTCTACAATAGCAGACAGCTTCTTTTCTATAAATTTGTCTTTAGTCTTGTTGAACACCATACCGAAGGCTTTAGTCAGCACATCTCCGCCTACGGAGCCCACTGCAGACAAGGCTCCGTGTTTGCTAGTCTCGTTGAACAGAGATAGGTAATTAGGTTCTTCGGCTGTGCCGTATATACTAGGGTCTAGCAATCCTTTGTCCAACCTGTCCTTTAAATCCTGAGCTCTCCATGCAAAAGCACCTACTCCCGAGCCCGCTGCAGCGCCCATGATAGTACCACCCGGTGCCGGTGTTGCAAAACCTGCCGCACCTCCCATGGCACCCGCTACTGTTTCAGTACCCATAGGCACTAGTTCCGTAGTGATGTCTTCAATGTCTATACCAGGGGGCTCGACCCACGTCTTATTGCCTTCTGGGTCAGTATAGACATACTTGCCTGAGTCTTTATCTTGGTACACATCGAAGAAATGTCCGTTATCAGCAGCCTCAGGAAACTCACGTTTTAACATATGTTTTAAAGTGAATTGGTACGAGTCTGTCGGGGTGTATGACATAGTAGACTGGATATCGTATGGCGCGTTGTGCGTAACTCCTGACTCTTCTGAGTCTACACCCCAGATATGGGTATCCATCACACTTGACTCGATACCAGACTCTCTCACCCTGGACTCAAACGAGCCCCAATTAGGAGTGCTAGAATCCTCAGGGGCGTCTAAAACCTCTGTAGTTCCTTGATAAGTACCTGCGTTATTAAACTCGTCTAAATTAAATCCCATGTTTATCCTTAGTCAAATGCATCTGCTGTTATTTTCATTAGCTTACCCCAGTCTTTCTCTGGGAAGCTAGACTCTATGTACTGCTTCAGTCTTGCCGAAGGATTGGCTACTTTAGACTGTATAAAGTCATTGAACTTACCTTTGATGTGCCTTGTAAACGACGCTTCGTCGTAGGCGCCACCTGAATTAGACTGGAAAGGGTGTGTGTTCTTACGCGGGCCGCGTGTAGTAGTAACCCCGTACGCTAAGTTAGCCGCTATTTCACCATTACCGTCTGTAAACCTATCCGTAAAGCCGTTAGTATTACCAAATGCAGACTCCCACTCTGAGCCATAGGCTCTTAGGTCAGCCTTCATAGCTGTGTCAATACCTTCGATTACCTTCTGCTTAGAACCACCCCACTCCGTCATTGACGAAATGTTTTGAATCTCTTGCTTCATGTCTTCGTTAGAGATAGAACGGCCCTTCTCTCCAAAGCGCGCCATCAGACGGTGTCTAGCCAGTGTCTTAATTAGGCTCTTCACCGCTACGTTGTTTCTAACCGTCTCGTCGAAGCTACTGTCAAAGGTCTCTTCAAACGCAGAGTCAATAGCACCTTTGTTAGTACCCACTTTACTTCCCCAAACTGGGTCAAGTAAGCTGTCAATTTTAGAGGCTAAATTACCTGCCCAGTTAGTTGAGTTAGCAGGGGCTTTGTTTACGATGTCCTTAAGGTCTTTATAGGCAACCATCAAACTGTTAACTGAATGCTTTCTGGCTTTCAGCTCACCTTGTACTTTATTAAGAGGTCGGTTGTCGCGTAGTGCTGTCTCAATAGCACCTAGCTCTTTATTATTAGGGTACTTTTTACGCAATGTAGCCAATACCTTCAATGGATGTGTCTTACCCGTTAGGTTAGTAACATTACCAAAACTATCTGTTGTACTAGAGCCGTTGTATGCTGAGATGTAATCGTTAGAGAACTGAGCCGCCTGCGTAGGCGTTAATTTTTCTAGGTCTCCTTTAGTAGTGATGCCTGCCATCTCGTTTAGAATCTGGGAAGCTCGCTCCTTACCTGTTTTCTTACCAGTTACTTGCGAAGTTGAGACAGTACCGTCTTCGTTAGCATCCCATTTAGTATATAGCTTCTCTTTAGCAGTGTCTTCTTCTTTGTCTTTAGTATCAGCGAGTTCTGCGTACTTAAGAGCTAGTTCTTTCTTAGCAGTTGCTGCGGTTTTATCGCCTTTCTTGATGTCTTGCCACATCTTAAGTGCGTCTTTTCCTGCAATACCAATACCTGTTAGTAGGTTGCCCGGAGTTGACATTAGGGTTAAGCCAAACTGCATCATAGCAGGACCCCAGTCTCTGTCCGCGTTCTTCATATTCTCCAAGGCCATAGCCTCTTTAAAAATCTTAGCGGATACGCCTCGTAAGTCGGCTGAAGACTTTATACTACCAGCCTCATTTAAAACAGACTCTGTTACTGTCTTCTTCATATTGTTTACAGAGGCAACACCTGTTTCGTCCCCTGGTGGAGGAGGTGTCTGGACTGCCTCGGTAATACGAGAGGCAACTTCTTTATCTAGCTTACTGAACTGATGCTCAATAGCCTTCATTTGATTATCAGCTGTCTTGTCTTTCCAGCCTGCTCCTACGTTAGCACCTGGTGTAGTTTCTGTATCTGCTAAGTAGTCATGCACGTTGTCAAAACCAGCGTCCTGTGCCTGATACGCTAGTCTGTCGCTATCACCCTTGTCCGTATCAGGGAAAGTAGGCTCGTCCATAGCTGTGTCTACGATACTTTGGCGTACCGCGTCTGCTTCATCGATAGCTGCCTGCTCTCTGGCAATCCGGTCTACCAATTGCTCGCCACCCTGCAGGTCGTTCACATTGTCGAGTGTCATATTAATACGCTCTCTTGAAGTAGGAGCTGGCTGAGCACTCTTTTCAGCTGGCTGGTATGCCATCTGTTGCGCGTCCCCAGTACCGCTCATCTCCTCTAAATAGGCAGCGCGTTCGTCGGCGCCTATCTGCTTGTCCTGTTCTGTTTGTGCGTATTCCTGGTCTAGTTCACCGAACTGTGCCTGCGCGTCCTGCATCTTAGTCTCCATGTCCCAGTCACTTAGTTGATTTAAAGTATCCTGCTCCTCAAGCTCCTCAGCGTAAACATCCTGCCCTTGTGCTACTGCTTGCTGCTGTGTACGGGCCAACTGCTGAATCTGTTCTCCATCTAGTTTAGCTTGAGCTATCCTCTGATTACCAGCGACCTGGTTCGCCATCGCCTTACGAGGGTCGTCACTGCCTTTTTGAGATTCATAGACTCTAATTAGGTCTGCTTTTCTGTTTTGTAAAGAGGCGTACTCTGCTGATTCAGGGTTTGTCTGCTGTATTAGGCTATCAATTACTTTAATAGCCCCTCTGAAATGCTCTTCTGACCAGCCTTGTGTTTCCTTTGCTGCTTGCGCCGTGTCATCAATATCGTCTGCCTGGTCTGCTACTGCTTGTTTTACTAAGCCCTTAGCTTCGCCCTGCGCTATTGCTACATCCTCGTTCGATAGTGAGGTGATACCAGCGTTCTGCTGTTGTTGCTGTGCTGCTTGTTGCTTAGCCTGTGCTGCTTGTTGTGATTTAGCGTAATCCACTTCCTGCTGCATACGGTTCATTGAGTTTTCACCCGCTACTACGTTCTGCTGTGTCTGCGATAATTGCGGGGCCTGTGGTTGATTTACAGGCTGCATCATTTGAGATGGGATACCTTCAATACCCTGAAACACCTGCATCTGCTCAGGCGTTGTATTATTCATAGCACCCGCCATATTCCGACCAGCCATGTCCATATCACCAGCCGCGATGTTCTGCTTCATCCAGTCCTGGGTAGGCATGCCTTGTTGCTCAGCGGCACTCCCATATAAAGTACCCATAGCACCCATGCCCATCTGCATCTTATCTGCCATGGTCATACCCTCGACAGGATTCTTTCTTGAGTTATCCGCCTCGTCTAATGACTTGGTGAACTCTATTAGTTTTTCTGCGATGCTCATTTATTACCCCACCAGTTAAAGTCTTTACCGGCTCCAGCCAGTGTTGCTAGTCCACCTAGTACCTGATTAGCTCTAGATGGGTCCTGTGTTTCTGTTGTAGACATCTGCTGAGTTCTATAAGGAGTCCCTTTAATTAGACCACTCATAAAGTTAAGCTGTTCATATGGATGCTTCTGCTGCTTCTCCCACGCTGCCTGGTCTAAGTCTAGTCCACGCTGTGCTTGTACCTGCTGTAAGTTACCAACATTCTGTAGACTGTTGATATCATCACCAGTAAAGCCACGTGACATTCTAGCCAAGTCTGCTTGAGTCTGACCAACCTGACCCAGTTGCGCGCCGATGTTAGCTTGTGTTTGTCCCATCTGTCCGTATCTACTACCTAGAGCACCTAACTGCTGACCCATCGTACCGTACTGACCGCCTAGCTGACCTAATTGAGTGGCTACATTTGACTGTAGTCCTGAACTTGTCTGACCTAGTCCCTGAAGACCTTGTGCTGCGCCTGCTTGACGAGCCATCTGGTTTTGGAAGTTCTGTAGAGAAGCATTCTGAGCCTGACCGTAGTTTTGCATATTTGACTCGTTAATGAATTTGCTTTGCTGGTCAAGCATGTTTCTACGATGCTCTGCTTCGGCTATACCGTGGCGCGCGCCGCCGAACGCACCAGCGCCCACAGCGTTTGCACTAATCTGGTTAAGTCCTTGTGTACCTTGTCGGCGCATCTCATCAAGACCCTGCTTAGTTACAGCGTCTTGATATGGATTCATGAACGCACCCGCTGACCTAGGGTCATAAGACTGTGCTGTGCCTGCATACTGAGACGCTAGACCAGGCAACATTGCATTGAATGTAGATGGGGCTCCTCTTGCTGCCGCGGCAGCCTCGTTAGTTAGGCCAGCACCCGCACCAGTCATAGAAACACCCTGACCGAATAACGGAGTTCCCGCTCCTGCTTGAGCGATACCCTGTCTTGCGTATTTCGCCTGCTCGCCTGCTAAGCCTGTAGAAGCCGCCAGGGCTGCTTGTCCTGAGCCTACATTAGACTGTACTAGATTAGCTGATTGTGTTTGAGGTGCTGTAAAGCCCGCCAGTTGCTGACCACCATATGATGAATAGGGAGTTTCTGCAAGAGACTGCCCTGATGCCATTGTCTTCTTGGCATAGTCTTCCATCCACTCAGGGATGCCGCCTATCGTAGTTGTTGATGATGTAGCCATTATCTTGCTCCCTCTAAATTGTACATTAGGTTATATAGTTTCTTAGCGCCCACTCTTGGGTCGCCTTGTCCTGCGTTTCTTACAGCGTCTGCTGTCATTACAAATTCACCTCTCGATGCCATAATTGGAACATCGTCAGCAGTACCTGTCGTGCCGTGATTAATCATTCCGCCCTGTGCTTTATAAGCCTTAGGCTTATAATACTCCATCAACTCCTCTGGGCTTATCTTTGGGTTGTTTAGTATTAATGCAGTTGGCTTTATAACCGGAGTTTGTACATAGTCTGCACTATTGTATGGCATGTTTACGGCTTTGTAGTCCTTGTACCCAGCACCATATCCTGCTGTCGCATCTGTGATAGCATTACTTTGATGAACTCCAGTACCTGACTCTAAATCAGGACGGTCTATCTTAAATGGGTCGCCTTTCTTATCGTTTGGAACGTAAGGAGTACCACCGCCGTTGTCAGGCTCTTCTGAAAGAGCGCCTAATGCTGCCATTGCTAGCATAGGGCTACTGGTTGCTTTTTTACCTAGGTTCTGCCACGCGTTACCAATACCACCATGGCGTTCGATAGAGCTAGAAACCCCGTTGCTACCCCATGCTCCTGGCGTGCCCGACCACTCTGTGCCAAAAGAACCAAGCCCAGCTGTGCCTGTAGCTCCGCCAAAACCCATACCTGAGTTCGCTGCAATCGTATCACCGAAAGCGCCGCCTGCAGCAAGAGAGCCACCGACGTAACCGATAGCGCCACCCTTTAAAGCACCCTTCCAGCCGCCTCCGTCAGAGGCTCCTGCTAGAGCACCGCCAATAGCAGCGCCTGCAGCGCCACCCAATGCGTAGCCTACGACAGGTGCCGCAGCTTTAAATAATTTCTTGAAGAACCCGTACTCAGGCATGCCTGTAGTCGGGTTTAATGAAGTGATACCTGAGCCTACTTTAAATTGACGTGGGTCCATACCTTCAGCCTCATAGGCTTGGTATAACTCCTTCTGTAGACCAGGGTGGCGCACCATCATCTCAGGCGGAATCATCTGCTCGCCTGGAGTTACGTGAGCAATCATTGTGTCGTTGCCTCTACCGTATTGCGCTAAATCTTGTATGCCTGCCATTATCCGCCTCTGTACCTATCTAAATATGATATTACGATTTCAATAGAGCTACCAGTTGATGCAGTTGCTGTCATCGAATCCCCTTCTTCTAATACAAAAGAGTTACTCAATAGTTCTATCTTGGTTTTGGCGCCAATAGCAAGCTCGGTGGCGATATTAAATGTAGCACTTGCACTACTATCGACGAAATTTATGTCTACTGTTTCGCTTCCGGCGGTAGTGTTGGATATTATAACACTACTTAAGATAAAAGACGACTGGGCAGTCGCTGTTAATAAAGTAGTCAGTGAAGTATCTGTTAATGATGTACCAGATGATTTAAAGAAGTTACTCATCTAAGTAACCAACCTTCAGCTTCACGTTGGTCTGCATCATCTGCTAGTTCAAAGTCTACTTGACGGAATGCTAATTCAAGTACTCTAACTAGCTGGTTTAACTGTTCTTTTTCATAGGTATCCCGAGGTATCGGGAATCTTTCTTTTAGTACTATGGCCATTCTATCTCCTACCGTCTGGTTGTATATTGATACGCGGTGTACCTATGCGCCATCTATCCCCTGTTGCGGTATTACTCGATAGTTTTAGGTTCATCTGACGCGCTCTAATTCGTAAATCTACCTTCTCCGTACTGCTCGTCAGTGCGTATGGCCCAAATGCAGTTGCTGCGTCGTTAGGGTATAGCTTACCTTCTATGTCTAGGTTTACTGTGCCTGATGAGTGGGTTATGTCAGGGATAAACTGAGTCATTAAGAATAACTCATCACCTTGTGCTAAGTCGAAATCTGCTGATTGTATGTAGGCACTGATGGCACTACCATCATCACTGTTCCCAGTCTCATGGTCATACACCTCACCAGACGATTTAACTCCGATAGGCAGACTATAAATCTCTCGGTCTACCCAGGCGGTACGATTTAAAGTACCAATAGCCCATGAGCCTTCTGTATAGTTATATGTTACGTACCTATCATTCTCATCGCTTGATGCTGATGGGTAGAACCACCATACCTCATGAAACTCCTGGTTTAGTCCCGCTGTAATCTTACTGCGCTGTGCTAGGTTGAGGTCATCTAGTACATACCTACGTACAGGACTCTCTAGTGGCTTAACAGAACCATCATACATGTAGAAGTTATGTTGTCCAATCCAATACGCTACTGAGTTTGATACTACCATTGAGTTAGGGCCTGCTGCGCCACACTGAGAGGCAATCTGCTGGAACCCAAATGTATATGGAGGGCCTGTAAACATCATAGAGTGTAAGTCAGTGTCTGTCCATACCAGTACCTGGCCTTGTGCTCTTCTAGCACCTACAATCTTAGAGCCACCTGATATCCTCTGACTACCTGCGGTATTGATACTTGTTGCAGTCCAGTCTGATGTATCCTCCTGAGATGACCATCTGACAAGTAATGCGTCGTAGGATGTTCCATCATGGGAGCCGAAAGACACTAAATGTCTATCTGGATTAGACACAAGAACTACTGAGTTTTGACTAGGGGCGTTAGATACGGCTACAGCTCTAGTACTAGTTCCTCCTGAGGCATCCCAGGTGTATATGCCTGCCTCTTCGTAAGTAGCCACTAAATCCTCACCGAAGGTATCTAATGACCACACTCTAGGTGCTAGGGTAACTGATGAGGTAGAGCGTGCTGTACCCCATGTACTGGCTCCCCATGTACTTGTACCCCAACCATATTCAAACTCCTCGTCTATGTTGCCGATAGGTACTTCATACTTAAACACACCTACTGTAGAGCCAAATGCAACGGTTGCACTGGCCGCAGTGGTGACTGTTATTGTATAGGTATCTACTGTGAGTACTGTTACAGAGTGGTTTGCATTAACTTCGGCAGAAACAAGACCTGATGTACCCATTGTAAAGCCTGACAGGGTTACATAGTCTCCTGAATTACAGCCATGAGAGGTGTCAGTTATTGTTACTGTCGTAGAGGTATTTGTACTATTTAAAGTATCTGTTGCAGCAGGGTCTACCGTCTTTCTAAGAGGTGTGATGTCGTGTAGTACACCACCTTGTCCTATATATAGTTTTTTATGGGTTCCGTAGGCAGTGTTAATAATACCGTTGTTGGCACGCCATACGATAACAGAACGCCCGACTCCTTCTAAGGTAGTGGTGATATGTTTTTTCCATCCGCCGATACGCTCAGGCTTACCTGATTTAAAGCGTACTTTGTTCCCATCAAACCAGGAACCCTCTGCTGAGTAGGTTGTGTTTTCTTTTTGTATCCCAGGAGGGAAGTTAATCGGTTGTAATGCCATTTAAAGCTCCTTTAAATCTACCAGTAACCTTGGTCTGCAGACGCTGCATCACTATCGTCTGTACCATCCTCGAACCCACCAAAGCCTCCGCTTGAGTCTGGTCCTGAAGAGCCATCCCCGTGTGTGCCGCCCGACCAACCAAAGTTCGCGCTATTACCACTACTATCTACTTGTGAGCCGCCGTATCCAAAGTTGTCCTCAGGGTTAAATGTTTCCATCGCAGCAGGGGTATTTACCAACCCACTACCGTCGCCGTATATACCGTCAGGGTCTGTAACACCTTCTCCACCCTGCATATTAAACCCCTCTGGGCCGAACTCGTTAGGGTCTTTAGAGTCAGGGGTTAGTAGGTCATTCGGTTGTGTTAACTGCCTACCCTGCCCAGGTATGTTTAATGGGTTATCACCAAGGCCATCGTCTTTAGTCCCTTTGTCCGTCTTGTCTTTGTCGCCATCCCAGAAGCTACCCCAGAAACCATCTTTACCATACTTATCACTCCATGCTTGATTACCTAGATACCCTAATGCCAAAGATACAGGTAGATTGGCTATACCCAATAATCCACCGCCTATAGTAGATATCGTGTTTCCTGCGTTGTAATTACCTAGACCAAGACTATCCCCCATAGGCCCTAATACAGCGTTAGATGCTATGTTCTTAGCATCTTCCCAACCGAAACCTTTACCTCCTCCTAAAGAGCCTACACCTTGGTTTGCTGGCTCTGGTAAGCCACCTCCACCACCGCCGTTAATATTAGGTTGAGGAGGCCACGGTAAATGTGCTGGGTAATCTAGAGGTCTACCTCCTGTACCATACCTATAGTAATCCCAATCAAGGGCGTTCTGCCCGTCGTCTGTTCCGTATCCGTAGCCGTATATACTCACAATA